AAACTTGCCAAAAAATAACGATCCAAAAACTGGTACAGGTAAAAAACCAAAAGGTTCTGGTAGAAGACTATACACAGATGAGAATCCTAGAGATACAGTTAAGATAAAATTTGCAACACCTGAAGATGCGAGAGCAACTGTTGCAAAAGTCAAGCGTGTCAACAAATCTTTTGCTAGAAAAATACAAATACTAACAGTGATGGAACAAAGAGCTAAAGTTATGGGTAAAAATCAGGTTGTATCAATTGCTAAGAAAGGAAAAAATGAAATTAGAAAAACACAACAGTCTTAAAACTTCAAGTGGTGGTGTTAAATCAGGACCACCCCCTAAAAGAGGACCAAAACCACAAGGGTTAAAAAAAGGTGGTTGTCCTCATCGAGAACCAGGAGTAAAATCTGATATCAAAGGCATTAAAGACATACAAACTACCGGAAAAAAGTTCATCGGTTTACGATAATCTTTCTGAAAAAGAAAAAATAATATTTTTAGCAGGAGTATTTGATGGAGAGGGAAGTTTTGGTATTTGGTCAAAGCTAAAAACAAAAAAATATTTTGCATGTAGCGTAGAGATGTCTGATAAGGATTTGGTTAAAAGGTTTCATGACTTTTTTGGGGGTTGTATNTACCTTTGTAAGAGAAGAAAACTACATCATAAAGATACATGGAGATGGAGGATCAATGGTCAAGGGGCTTTATCTACAGTTGATAAAATGATAGATTATTTAAGTAATAGACGTAAGGAGAAATTTAAGAATGTGGTTCAGTGCCTTAAAATTAGCAATTAACGCTGGCAGTAAAATTTATGCCAACAAACAAAAAGCAAAAATTGCAATGTCCGATGCACAATTATTACATGCAGAACGTCAAGCTCGAGGTGAAGAAGCTTACCAGGGTAAATTATTAGAGGCTAGACAATCAGACTGGAAAGACGAGGCAGTTTTGATAATTCTAACTTTGCCAATTTTGGTGATCGCTTGGGGGGTCTTCTCGGATGATCCGGGTGCGTCTGAAAAAATAAAAATGTTCTTTGAGCAGTTCCAGCAGCTCCCGTCATGGTTNACTAATTTGTGGATTCTTGTNGTGGCGAGCATTTATGGTATAAAGGGAACACAAATATTTAAAGGAAAGAAATAAAATGACTAAATTATGTCCAAGAGGTAAAGCCGCAGCAAAGAGAAAATTTTCAGTTTATCCGTCAGCATATGCGAACGCATACGCTAGCAAAATTTGTGCAGGAAAAATCAAAGATCCATCTGGTGTGAAAAGAAAAGATTTTAAAGGACCTAAACCTGCAGGAAAAAAAGTTGGTGGTATGACGGCAGGTTCTCAATCTGCTTTAGGTAGAATTCAAAAATCTAAAATGATGAATAAAGGTGGAAATGCGAAAATAAAAAAAGTTGCTAAAGCTTTACACAAAGCGTCTGGGTTACATAAACAACAGGCACAATCATTAGATTCTATNAAATTAAAAAGCGGTGGAATGAGTGATTATTATAAAGATTTAATGTAATGCAAAAAAATATTCAGTACATGAAATCAGGTGGACTGAAAAAATGGTTCAGTGAAAAATGGGTAGACATTGGATCAAAAAAACCTGGGGGAGGTTTTAGAGAATGTGGAAGAAAATCTGCAAGTGGATCAAAAAGAAAGTACCCCAAATGCGTGCCTGCTGCAAAAGCCGCCCGAATGACAGAATCGCAAAGGCGTTCTGCGGTTGCAAGGAAGAGAAGTAAAGCTCAAGGAGTTGGTGGTAAACCAACTAACGTAAAAACATTTGCAAAAGCATAAATTATCTTTATAAATCATAAAAGTTTAAAACTTATGTGATGATAATTAATCTTGATACAATTTCTTTAATACAAAAAACAATTCATAAAAGATTAGAACGTTATAAGGAAGCAGCTATATATAGTGTTGACACCATGGACCAACTACAATATGTTAGGGGGCAAATCAAATCCCTAGAGGATTTGCAACAGGAACTAAAAGACCTGCTGAATAAACAGGAGATAGAAGATGACAATGTCCACGGTGAAACCGAAACGGACTGGGAAACTTGAGGATTCATATAAATCTGAAGAAGAAGTTTCAACAGTTCTGGATCCCAAATCAATAGACGATAACCTTTTAGAAAGATTACCATCACCAACAGGGTATAGATTACTAGTTTTACCTTATGCTGGGCCAAAAAAAACTAAGGGTGGTATAATTCTTTCCGANACAACTCAAGAAACAATTCAAATGACCACAGTTTGTGGCCTTGTTTTGAAAATGGGAAATCTTTGTTATAGAGACAAAGAAAAATTTCCTCTTGGTGCTTGGTGTAAACTTCATGACTGGATTATTTTTAGCAGGTATGCTGGTTCAAGATTCAAAATTGAAGGTGGAGAAGTAAGAGTGTTGAATGATGATGAGGTCATATCAACCATTAAAAATCCACGTGATATTTTGCACCATTTTTAGGAGGAAATATGGCTGAAGATAATAAAGCTCAAGAAGTTGAGTTAGACACCGATGGTGTTAATGAGGAAAATGTAAACGTACCTGAAGCAAAAGAACCCGATGAATCATTTGCACAAAAAGAAAATGTAGATCTTGGTTATACCGATGTAACAGGTGGTAAAACAGCAAAAGAACTTTTACAAGAAACAAAAGACTCTGAGGAAAAACCTGAAGAAAAAACAGAGGAAAAAATACAAGTCGAAGAAAAAAAAGAAGACTTGCAAGACTATTCTGAAAAAGTAAAAAAAAGAATAGATAAACTAACTTTTCAAATAAGAGAAGCTGAAAGAAGAGAAAAGGCTGCACTCGAATATGCAAAAGGATTGAAAAATAAATATGATACTTTGGACAAAAAGTTTGAAGAAACTGATACAAATTATCTTAAGGAATACGATTCAAGAATTGATGCTGAAAGAGAAAAAGTAAAAAATACTTTAAGAGCTGCCTTGGAGTCAAACGATGTAGAAAAAATTACGGAGGCTCAAGACGCACTTTCTAAACTTTCTGTAGAAAAGGAAAAGGTATCTTTAGCTCAAGCTGAAAAAAAAGCTAAAGCTGAGACACCACAGGAAAAATCATCTGAAGAAGCACCACCCCCACCAATTTCGCAAAAAGCCCAAAAATGGGCTGAGACTAACGAGTGGTTTGGAACGGATAGGGTCATGACCGGAGCGGCCATGAGTATTCATGAAGAACTTATGGGTCAGGGTATTGATGCGGAAACAGATGAGTATTATAATGAAATCAACAAACGTATGAAGGAGTATTTCCCTCAAAAGTTTGCACAGGACACTACTGAAGAAACTAAACCTGCGAAAGAACCCGTCCAAAATGTAGGTTCAGTTAGTAGACGTTCAGGTGGACGCAAATCTGTGAGGCTCACCAAATCACAGGTAGTTATCGCTAAGAAATTAGGGGTGCCACTAGAGGAATACGCAAAATACGTGAAGGAAGGAGTATAACATGGAAAAAATAAAAACTTCACGCGAGTCGGAATCTAGATCTAAACAATCTCGAAAAAAAGATTGGACTCCACCATCCAGTTTGGATGCGCCAGCTGCTCCGCAGGGTTATGCACATAGATGGATAAGAACTGCGACTATGGGTTTTGAAGACGTTGCAAACGTTTCGAAAAAACTTAGAGAAGGTTGGGAATTTGTTAAAGCTGAAACACTTTTAAGTGAAATAGGTCAAAATGAATACCCAGTTATTTCTGAAGGAAAACATGCTGGTCTCGTTGGAATTGGGGGCCTTGTGTTGGCAAGGATACCAGAGGAGATTCTAAAACAACGTGCTGAGTATTTTCAAAAAATTACTCAAGACAGAACAGACGCGATTGATAGGGATCTTATGAAGGAACAACACCCGGACATGCCAATCAATATTGATAGGCAGTCTAGAGTTACCTTTGGCGGTTCTCGTAAAAAGTAATATTTTTGCGATACCTACAAGTAGCTTGGATTTAATATAAACGTTAAAAGGAGAAAACAACTATGGCAAACGTAAGTGAAAAGTTTGGTTTAAGACCTTACAGAAAACTTGACGGTTCACCATTAGTAGGAGCTCAAAACAGATATACGATTGCGAGTGGCTATGCGACTGCGATTTACCAAGGTGATTTAGTGGAACCACTAACATCTGGAAATATTCAGAAACATGGTGCTAATACATCGGACGCTGTTGTGGGAGTTTTTAACGGATGTTTTTACACTGATCCAACTACAAAAAAGCCTACATTTAGCAATCACTATCCAGGTTCAATTGCAGCTAGTGACATCACAGCTTTTATTGTTGATGATCCAGATGCAGTTTTCTTGATAGATGCAGATGCGGCTTTTACTAGAGCAGATCTATTTAAAAACTATTCTGTTACTAACACTACTGGTGTAACACAAACAGGAATATCAAAAGCACAACTTGATGTTTCAGTATCAGGAACTGCGACTACTTTCGCTATTCAAGCGATCGACATTTCGCAAGACCCAGATAATTCTGACACAAGTTCTGCAAACGCAAATGTTCTTGTTAGAATAAACAACCACTTCTACAGAAGTGGCACAGGCCTATAATAAATAAAGGAGAATAACTATGGCAATATCACGTTCGCAACTAGTTAAAGAACTAGAGCCAGGTTTGAATGCTTTATTCGGCCTGGAATATAGTAGATATGAAAATCAGCATGCTGAAATTTATACTACTGAAACATCTGACAGAGCTTTCGAAGAGGAAGTAATGTTAAGCGGTTTTGCTTCTGCACCAGTCAAACAAGAAGGTGCTGGAGTAGTGTTTGATCAAGCTAGTGAGACTTTCACTTCTAGATACTCACACGAAACAATCGCGTTAGCATTCTCAATCACTGAGGAAGCAATCGAAGATAACCTATACGATAGATTAGCTGCAAGATACACAAGAGCTCTTGCAAGATC